TCACGCCTCAGATGGCTTGACCAGGTCAGCGAATGCCAACGCCTCGTCGGTAGGCAACGCCGGTGGCGCAATCACCTGCAACTCGTGGTCGTAACGGTGTGTCATCTGCGGCGTGGCGTGGCCTGCTGCGTCCTGCTTGTGCGCCCGCGTACCGCGTGTGTCGGTGATGCCGCGATGCTTGAGGCCATGCAGCGTGAAGCGCGCTTCTTCCTTGATCACGCCGGCCTCGATCGCAGCCGTGATCAAGCGCTGCCAGGCCGTCTTCAATGTCGATCGTGCCAAGGGTGTGCCGGTCTGGGTGACCAGCAGGCCGCGCTGCTCGGGGCGCAGGGGGACCGGTCGTTTGTGCGCATGGGTCCGTTGAGCACGGTAGTCCCGCAGCCAGATCCATGCCCATCGCAGATCGTCGTTCCAGGCGGTGATGTTGTCGCGAGAACCCTTGCGGCGCGTACAGCGCACTCCCTGCTGCAGGGCGTCCGCGTCTGTCAGGTCGGTCACCTCGACACCGCGCAGACGTGCGTTATAGGCCAGGACCATCACCGCCGGCATGTAGGGCGGGACCGCTCCCTTCGCGTGCAGCGGTAACGCGGCGCGTGACTTGGCGAACTCAAGCACCGCCGTGAACGATTGCGGATCCGGCATCTTTGCATCCGCACGCTCTTTCGCACCGCGCACTCCGCTGGCCGGATTGGTCTTGCAATGGCCGATGCGTATGCCCCAGGCAAACAGCCGGTGCAGATACCGCAGCGTGTGATTGGCCGTGGACGGACGGGCAAGCAACGCGGGTTGCACAGCGCCTGCTTCCCGCCCCTTGGCGAGCGCTTCTACCAGGCGCTGCACCAGGGGGACGGACAGACGATCCACCTGCAGGCTCCCGAACAGACTGCCGTCCTTCAGCAGGTAGCCGCAGGCCACCTCGGAATGGCGATCATAGTCATCGCGGGTGCTGCGAGACAGGTCGCGGTACTCGGTGGAGAGCTTGAACGCGTTGGCCAGGTACTGCAGGGAACCAACCAGGCCGGTACCACGGGATGCCTCCCTGGCCGCGTGGAGGTCGGAAAGCCGCGCATCCGCGTAGGCAATGGTGCGCTTCCTCGTTGGACCGCCCTCGGGATGCGGTTCGATGATGTACCAGCGCCCATCTGCCCAGTAGACGCCCTTTGGGAGGGCGTCCTGGTCTATGTGCCTGGGGATATCCGGGTTGAACTTGCGCTTCCTGCCGCGTCCCATCAGATCAGCTCCTTGTTGTGTGGCTCAGCGGTGTTCTGGGCCAGCCCCACTGCAGCGTTGAGCGCGTCCAGGGTTGTCCAGATTCCGCCCCTTCCGTCGTACCTGTAGAGAATTCCCTGCTCGCGTGCCCAGCGCACTACCGTGGATGCGCGGGGAGCAGGACCGGCCGGCGAGCAGAGGCGACGCAGATCCTCGAACGTAATCACCGGACTGCTCACGCGCCTTGTCCCCCGATCCACTCGCGCCTGCGCCGCCATTGCTCGCGCATTGCCTCCACGAGCAAGTCAGCCGCGGCGTAGCCGCGCCGGGCGGCGATGCGGAGCCGGAGCTCCCGCACCTTGGCCGCATCCACGTAGCCCTGCCGAAGCCAGTGGCGCGCCTCGCAAGCCCTGCGAAATCCTTCCATATTCGCGCCATCGATCATCGCTGGCGTGTGCCAGTGAAGCGCAGGCCGAGCTGCACGACGTTTGGGGCGCAGTGACGTGGCTGGCGTGGTGCGCGGATCCGATGCGCTCGGCGCCATTCGATCATGGCCAGCTCGTAGCTGGGATGCTTCTGCGTGCGCCCACACACGCACTCGATGAAATGCCCGCCGCCCGCCTCGGGGCGGCGGGCATCGAGCATATGGCGAGCCAGGTGGCCGTTCTTGCAGGGCGGCAGAGGACTATCGTGGTCGACCTGACGTTGCGTCACGGTACCTCCAGGCGCAGCACGCGCTCGGCGTCCCGGAGATGCTGCACGGTGTCGGAGTCGATCCGGTCGAGCGCCTGGGCAATGGTGTAGTCCATCTCGGCCAGCCAATCGGCCCGATTCAGCACCAGAGCGGCGGTCAGCGCCTCCCCGGTGGACAAGGTGCCAGGCTCTCCCACACGCGCGGCAGCGCGGGCAATTTCGATCGTGCGCTCCAAGTTCATGGCTGCGTCCTCCATGCAGCGCCGAGCTGGGCGCGTGCTTCTGCGACACGCATGAGACGCAAGCCCCAGCGTAGCGACCACGTTTGCGCCTGCTGTTCGTTGCAGGTCAGGATCAGCTGCCCGAAAGGTTCCAGCCGATCAGCTCGGAACGTGAACAACAAATCGTCCAGTTCGATGACCTCCTGCAGGCCGAGTTGCTGACACAGCACCTCGGCGTTGAGCGATTTGCAGCTGCCCTGCGGGGCTAGAAGGATGACGGACTCAGCCATGAGCAGCCTCCCGCCGCACAGCCATGCGGGTGCGGCGACGCAGGCGCTGCGGCACCTGTCCAACAGCCAGGCCGGTCTGCGTGAGGCGTGGACGGCGCGAGGCCCACACCTTGTAGACCAGCGCGCCGCCGGCGGCTGGCGCCAGGATCATCGCCAAGGCGAGCAACTCAACCATGCGCCACCTCCTGCGCGGCCCGGGCCACAGCAGCGGCGGCAGCGGCAGTCGGTCGGCGCGGCAGCATGTTGGCCAGGTCGAAGGGGAAGTCTAGGCCGTCCATGAACTCGGCCAACTCTGTGCTGATCCGGTCTTCCGCCGTTGTCCACAGGCGGGGGCCGTCGATGAGTTTCCAGCCGGTGCCTGTGCCGCGACGCCGCTCCCAGGACTGACGCTCCTGGCGGAGTGGTCCCATGTCCAGGGTGGCAGTGACCACAACCGCACCATGCGTGACGTGCATGGTGATGGTCGCCGAGCAGTCGCCGATGCCGCGATCGTAGGCGACGACGGCCGGCGTGCTAGCCTCCGCGCCAGGTCCGGTGCTCAAAACCAACGGACGTGCTGCCGTGGCTGGACGTGTTCCAGTGTGCTGTTGCATATCGACTCTCCTGAGTTGCGTTGGTGGAGGGCCTTGGGGCGGTGTTACAGCACCGCCCGCCGGCCCGCTGTTGCGGGGGTTAGATCAGGTCGGCGCCGGATGGCGGGATGCTGGGGTCAGGCTCACGCAGACGCTGCGCGCCGTTGAGCACGTCAAGTAGTTCCTGGCGGATGTACTCGGCCACTGCTGCCGGTCCGTCGTGATTGATGCCTGCGTCGATCGCGACATCATTGGTCAGCGCCGCGAGCAACGCGGCCGCGTGGTACGCGCGCCAGAGGCGGTATTGCTCCTCTTCGTTGATCGAGAAATCGGCGTCCGTCGGCAGCTGTATGTTCGGGTGACCAGCGTCCATCAAGCCACCTCCAACGCGGGCAAGCGATCGATTACCCATTCCTGCAGCGCGGCAGCCTCGGCTTCCGGCATCACAACGTGCAACGAGCCAATGGCCAGGCCAGTGCCGTCATCGACCAGGAACAACTCGGAAGCCTTTTCGATCGCGCTGCAGGCGAACATGACCGGTGGGCGGTCATGCAGGCTGTCGGCGTACAGTTCGGCCAGGACGTCGGTCGCCCGGATCTGCAGGAGCAGGTAGACGCCGGGGGCGACGCGCAGCGCTTTATGCAGGTCGCGGCGGCTCACTGGCGCACCTCTACCAGGTCGGCATTGGTGCTGGAAATGGCGGCCTCGACATCGGCCAGCGTCAGTGCTTCGGGCGCTTTGCCCATGGCCTGCAGCTTCGCCTGCAGGGCGAGCCAGGCGGTGTGGTTCCAATCGAGGGTGTCGGCAATCAGGCCGAAGTAATGGGCGATCTGACGCGCGGCATTGGCCGGCGCTTCTTGAGCGTCGTAGGTCATGGTGCAGGCTCCGTTGTAGTTGGAGTCCGCCACGACGCTGTCAAACGAGGTGGCGGACGGTGCGCGGTTGACAGACCGGTCAACGGAACCGGCAGGCCCGAAGGCCTCCGCACACCGCCCGCCATAGAACTGGCTGGCAAACGCCCGCGACTGCACAGCGAGCGAAAAAAAAGCGCCGTGCATCGGTCGATGGGCGCTGGTGCGCCGTTGATTCAGGCTGTCAAACCCGGTCGCCGATTGTGCGGCGACGGAGTAATGGTTGCTCCGCTCCTGGGCGGATGTCAACGAAAATTTCTCAAAATCTCCCACACGTGCGAGCGCGCTCATTTTTGGAACACCCAGCACTTCACAGTGGTGCCGACGCCGGTCAGATCGTCCTTGAGGACGGCGCTGTTGACCGCCACGTTCGCGCCGATGAACTTGTGCCGGCGCGAGTCGCCAAGCAGCGCTCGCAGCACCTTGAGATCGGGCACGGACTGACTGAACTGAGCAGCCCGCGCAGCGAAGTGATTGAGGTTGATCGCAATGCGCTGCGCGTCGCGGCTGTGATTGACCACAGCTTTGCCGTGGCCGGTCGCCTCGAGGTATTCGTAGACCTCCCAGAATTCGTTGACCATCGCGTGGTCTGCGCTGATCGCCTTTTGTCGTTCCAGCGCCATGTCCAACAACGCGAGCCGCGTCTGCTCGACCATGTCGTCAGGTAGAGCGACAACCAGGCGCAGACAGTCGAACAGCGCCAGCATCTGCGCATGGTTCTTGATGACGCGTTCAAGGCGTAGATCCTGCTGAGCGCGAAGCTTGGCCTCAAATAACTTCACTCGCTCAGCGAACAGATCGAGGATTGCGCGCTCTTGGCGAATGGCACGCACGAGGAAGTGGCTGACTTCTTCGACCTGCAGCGCGTTGAGGTTGTCGGCCGCGATACGGCTTTCGGTGGTGACCTGCGGTCGCTTGAAGTGCAACTTCACGATGCGCGTGAGGATCGCCTCGCTGGCGTCCACCGCAGCGTTCTGGGTGATCACGATCGTGCCGCGAAACGGTGGCTCGTAGGTCTCATTGCCGCCATTGCGCACGCCACGTGTTGCCAGGGTGCCGCCGCCGAAGAAGTCCTTCAGCTCATCCCACTCGAACGTCTTGGAGTGCGCTTTGTCTGGCTCGCTGCGATCGGCCTCCAACAGGACGACGGGCATGCCGGACACCTGGCCCATGGCGCGTGCACGGCCGGCCTTGGACGACTTGGCCGGGTCGAAGCCCTCGTAGTCTGAGCGGCCCAGCAGCTTCCACAGGAACGTCAGCAACGTGGTCTTGCCGGCGCCGGCTTCACCGGTGGCTTCAAGGAACGGAAAGCTCTTGTGCCCGGCGCGGATCTGCTCGGCGAACAACGAGCCAAACCAGAACGTCATGGCGACCATGCCGTGCGTGCCGAAGCACTGCCATAGCCACGGTAGCCAATCCACGCGGAATGCCTCGGCATCGCGTTGGATCTCCAAACGGATGGATTTCTGCGTGGTCTTCAGACGCAGCTTGTCGAACTCGAAGTAGTCCTCTTCGTTGGCCGTTACCAGCTCACCGTCGCGTACCGCCAGGTCGCCGAGCAGATAGGCGCGGTGCTCTTTGCTGTAGCCCACGAAGTCGATCGCGTCGACCTTTTTGATGGCCTCGGTCTGCTCCTCGATCAGGCGGTCCAACTGGTGGCCGGTACCGGTGAACATGGCGCCGGCTGCCAGAGAGATCAGGCGCTTCTTAAACTCGGACGCGCTGGAAACATGACCACCGGTAAAGGTGCCCTTTACGCTGGGTTCGTCGTGCGGGAAGTCGACGCGGAAGTAATACCAGCTCTCGTCCGTGACCTCCTGCCGCTGGAAATACAGCGCCTCCGGGTAGCAGTTGGCGATCTTCTGCACCGAACAGGCGGCACGCTTGATCTTCCTCAGATCCTCGGCCGCGACCTCGTCACCGTCGTCGGCATCGGTGTCTCCCAGCTTCTCTTTACGCAGTTTGTCGAAGCGCTGCGTGTCGAAATCGAACCAGTACAGGCGGGAGCGATACTCCAGCCAGAAGTCGTTGCGGCCGTCGTGCTCGAACATCAACAGGCCTTTGTCCACCGCCGTGCGGGCCACGAGCAGGTCGCCTTGGTAGCGGGCTTCTTTGACGTCGTTGTCCCATTGCTTGGGATCGTCGGACGCGATCGCGCGCAGATGCAGGTCGTTCCAGTCGGTCTTCTTGCCGTCGTGCTGGAGGATCTGCGCCGCCCGCGAGTCAAAGCCTAGAGCCGCTGCGCGTTTGATGTGCTTGTGCGTGTACGCACGGGCGCCCGGCTCGTTGTCCAGTGCCCACACGAGCGTCGGAAGATCGGCCATGCGTGCCTTGGCCAACTCGCGCAGCGATTCGTCCGGAAATGCGTTGGATGACATGGCCGACACTGCACACAGGCCGTGCTGCAGGAGCGCGATCGCATCGAAGATGCCCTCGACGATCCACACCTCGCGCGCGGTCTGCATGGCTGTCAGCGATGCAGGCGCCGCCCACCACACCCCTGCATAGCTCTGGCCTGGCGCAAAGCGCGCCTTCTGCTTGCCGAAGCGATGCGGACGATCAATCAGGCGCTCCCACCAGCCGCCCTTGACCAGCGCAAAGCGCACAGTCGCGGTGCCCGCGCTGATCTTGCGATCGTAGTGGCTGTCCTGGGTGTAGAGGCCTTTCAGCGGCGCCAGGTCAAAGCCACGCGAGAACTGCAGGTACGCATCGGCCGCAGCGTTGGGAGCCGCTGCCGTTGGCTGGAAGCGCTTGGACCAGTCGTCGAACAGGTCGTCGTACAGATCCTTGACGTGCAGCTCGCGCCCGCACTTGGATTGGCGGCCGCACTTCACCACCCAAGGCTTGAGATGGTTGGTGTAAAGCTCTTTCTTGCCGCACGACGGGCACTTGCCGCCGCGCATGTACTCGGTCCCACTACGGTGCTTGAGTCCGTAATCCCGTTCCAGCCGGGACAGCACCTGTTGCCGCAGATCCTCTTGCATCGAACTTCCTTAGACGCCGAGCGAGCGCCGAGGCGCGAGCGGAGCTGTGGCGTTGTCGATCACGACGTAAGCGCCGCCGGCACGGCGGTGCGCGTCAACGGCAGCAGCGAGCAGTCGTGCTTCTTCGTGCTTGGCGTGCGGCGCTATGCGCTGCGGGACATTGCTGGCCGCATCAACGAATCGCGGCTCCTGTGCGGTGAACCAGCTATTGGCGTGTCTCACGAACCGACCTCGGTGCTTACCCTTTGGAGATGGAACAAAGCCGCCGCGGCGTCGGTCAGCGCGACAAGGCGCTCGTCGAAGGCGTCAGAGGTAGCAAGGCCTTCGCGCATGAGCGCCGCAACTAGAACTGCGCCGAAGCGCTGATTTGTCTCCGGCGCGGCAGTGCGGCCGATGTAGCCGTGCTCGGTTTTCACCAAGCCGCCGTGGATGAGCGCAACTTCCAGGCAAAGCTTCGCCGTGGGCGGCAATGCCGCCCAATCAATGGTCTTTCGCATTAGGGATGCCTCAGAGGTGAGGGAAGAACTGCTCGCCGCCGACGGGAAGCAGGTCGAGCTGGCGGTCGCCTAGCGATTCACGGTAGGCCTGCAGCGCTTGGGCGCGCTCATACGCCGGTGTGGGCGGAAGCTCGCTGTGTGAGGTGGGCACGCCGCTGGGGCTGGCAATACCTGTTAACTCCGAATGGCCTGTGTAAGTAGCGCCACACATCGGGTTCTCGCACACATAGGAGTCATGCCGAAGGAACTTATGCGCGAGGAAGCTGGTGCGTTTGATGAGCCTTGCACTGCACGCTTCGCAGCGAAAAACGATTTTTTTCCGACCGAACATGCTCACCCCCTTGAGCTTTTGGCGGTTGGGATTTCTGTGGCACTATTGGGTGGTGCCTTGAGACCCAAAGCAATTGCTGCCTTGTGGGACTCGCCATATTTGCCTTGAGAACGGCCACGGAGCAGGTCATGCACGACTGACCTGTCCACGCCGTTTTGCCGGGCGAATGCCGAGACCGTGATGCCATTCGCTTCAAGCCACTGTCGCGCCTGTTCCGGGCTGCGGGGCGTGAACTGCTGCATTTGACTCTGACGGGACATGTGGCGGTTCCGTTTACTTTTGGGAATTTTGTGGACTTAACTCAACATTGTCAAGTAAGGAAATGCCTGAATGACCGTAGGGAAACGCCTGAAGGATGAGCGGAAGCGGCTTGGTCTAACGCAGGACGAGATGGCTGTGCAATTGGGCCTCACGCGTTACGCGCAACTGAACTTCGAGAAAGACATCAACCTGCCGGGCGGAGCGTATCTACTGGCCGCGCTAGACCGTGGCGTTGATGTTATGTACGTGCTGTCTGGACACAGGGCGCAGTTGGATCCCGCCGACAGGCTTCTACTGTCTGCGTTCAAAGATGCGTCACCGGCTGCTCGCAACGCTGTGCTTGCTGCATTGGGCTTGGTAAGCGATGCCTCGTCTTCCAAGACTGGGGCCGGCCCGGTTGTGTCGTTCAACAACAGCGAAGTCGGCTCGGTGATTTCGACAACCGCATCGATCGATCAGAGCAACATGCAGATCATTGTTGGCGGACGTAAAAAAAAGAAGTCCTGATCGAGTTACAGATAGGACAGCTGGTCCTCGCAAAAGGGTGTGTTATCGGCAACCAGCGGCAGACGTTTAAGAACTGATGTTGCAAAGCAAAACGGCGCTCATAAAAAAAGCCGGCGGAGGGCCGCCGGCTGATCAGCAATCATCCAGGCACGGAACTTATTGTGCTTTTCTGGGGGAATATGCGCATTGACGTACCTGTTCGTAGGCCACGGTGGGAATGACCACGTCGAATTGATTGGAGGTCGGGACTAGCGTCGAGGGCTCCGAAGAGCGCAGTAGGAACGCGTCACCGCCTCCCTCTTTTCGGAACCAGCCAATGTGCATTCCCGGCAGGCTGGTGCCGAACTTGCGCAGGGGGAAGCGAATGGACGTTGCATCCAATGCTTCGTCCCAACGCAGCGCGCTCAACGGCACGATCACCCTTTCCGTCCCAACGCGCAGCGTAAGGCTGTCGTTACCGACAGTAACGTGAGTGCTACGTGCCTGCCAGATGAAGAATGACGCAGCCCCGATGTTGACTAAAAAAACCGCTGCCAGAGCAGCTTTTTTCGACGGGGTTGGCGCTTTGCCAGCGTAGAGCATATACGCCACGAGCCCCATGACAAGCACGAACGGGCCGAAGATCGCAAGATATGTCTTGCCATCGGCCAAGTGCAGTGGGATATCGCAATTCATGTCTAAATTTCTCCTATGGTGCAATCGTGCGCATGCCGTATTCATACACAGCATCGACGATAGTGGGAAACGCGTGTTCCTCATACGAAATCAGGCCCACCTGCTGCATGGCGCGCAGGAAAGCCGCCACTTCGTTTCGGATGACCAACTTCGCGTGCTCCGAATACAACTCAGGAGCGCCCAGCATGGCAGCAGCGCGCTGCGCAACGCTGCAACTTTCGCAGATCTCCGGATCAAGGCGACTCATCTGCCCCGTGAACGCCGACATCGCCGCCACTTGATCCATGGGCCTCTGGCCAGTCACCGACACGCTGCTGACGAATGTAATAGCAGTGAATAGGACAGCTACGGCGTGTACACCCACCGCCGTCTCTATTGCTGCCACAACTACCACGAACGCCCCAGCGACCGCCTGACCTGGTGCTACACGCACTAACTCGGCGATGTTACCGATTGCGGCCAAGTCAGCCGCCGACGGAGAAGCGCTGCCAGTTGAAACGAACTTCTGAACGATGTCGCCCGTTAGTGGTGAATCCGGGGCCAGCCCCAGCGATTCCTTGATGATGCCAAGGTTCGTGGACAGAACCTTAGCCATCTGTTGGGTAAGCGCATCCGGCTTTGGCCTATCCAGCGCGCCGGAAACATGAAGATAGCTAAGCAGCGATGCATAGTCCTTTTTGTGGACTGCGCTCTGGACTTCTGGTGCTGAAAGCGCAACGAGCAGGGATAGAGTTGGCGCGTCAAGCGCTCGGGCGTCGTACCCAACCGTGGCCAGAAATTTCTGTGGATCCGAGTTGAACACCACGCGCTGCGCCGGGTCGGAAAACATTTGAACCACTGCGGCGGACAAGCGCGACCAACGGTCCCATCCTTCTGCGGGCATGCCTCCCCGCGACAGCGGAAGCAGCATCTTGGTAACCGTTACGTTGGCCGTGCCACCGGTCAGGCTTGCGGGCTCGCCAAACACCCGTGCTGTGCCTTCGATCACTGCCGCGCCCACGGGCGCAGCAGCAGCGGCACCGGCCACAAGACTTGATTGAATGAACTTCCGTCGCTTCACCGTCCACACTCCTTTCGTTCGACAAGTTGATCGATAGCCGAGGTGAGCGCGTAGCGGCTCATCACCTCTGGAACGAATTGCTCGTAAGTAGCAGCAATTCGCTCGCGAATCTCGGGGTTCTTGTGCAGCACAGCGCAGTCCTGGCAGATGTGTACAGAATCGGACAGCAATTCATCAGCGCGCTCATCGCCCATGACCTTGCGCACAATTTCCCCCGGGCCGTCCATGCGCAGCCAGTATTTGAGGAAGTCATCACGCTGGCGTAGATATGTGTCGGAAACACCTTCATCCATTGTCCCCAACTTCATTTCGGGAATGTGCTCCAACGTGAGCCCACAGCACGCCGAGACCTCGCCGTACGGCGTGACGACAATGTTGCTGTGGATCTGTTCGCATGGCGTGGCACGTCGTCCCGTTGTAAGCGCGTGGTCTCGCTCCTCACCAGTGTCCTTGAACGACATCCAACTATTTGACTGGACAATCACACCCCTTGATCGGAGGGTCTTCAAGGTTGGGTCTTTCATGAGCGCTGCCAGTTTTGCGCTGTCTGCGGTATCCGCTTCGACAGTCACCAAGGTAAGTACACCAGCATGAAATGCCGCCTCCACTGCGTTGACGACTGATTCCTGTGGAACCCATTCTTGGTGGTCCTTGCCGGTGCTGATGTTTAACTCGCACAAGCCTGCGCCGGCTAACTTGTCAGCCAAGCGCTTGGCCGTAGCCTTCGTTTTTCCCCAAGAGCCATTAGAGACGATACGCGTGACCAAACCCAGAGAAGTGGCCTCCGCGATGACAGCAACAAGGTCATCTTTCAGCAAGGTCGCTTCGCCGCCCGTGAACACCACGACACGCAGCGACTTAAGGGCACCTCGAACAACCTCGATTCTGCCGTTTGAGATGTTCGGTAAGGCGACAGGCCCCCCTCGCACCTGCCGGTCGAAGGGGCGCGAAGAGCCGACCCATGGCATTTCAAACCCGGATTGCGGCCTGTCAGCCGCCGTTTCCGCTCACGCCGGCACGATCCCCTGGCTCTGCAGCCGCGCCAGCCTCATCAGGTTGTGTGCGGCAACCTTCAGGCCGATCACCACCTGGGCTCGCGCCAGGCCAATCGTGCGCAGGCATTTGCCTCCCTGTTGGGCGAGTCGGGCAAACGGATGCTCGCCGAACGCCCGATCCTTGGCGATGCGATGGTTCCGACGCTGCTGGGCCAGGCTCAGCGGCTTGTCCGTCTGCCCCTTGTGCTGGATGTCCGCGCGGTAGCCTTGTCGCCTGAGTTCGGTTTCCCGAGCCTGGCTGGCATAGGCGCTGTCGGCCCGTACCGTGCGCCCGGTGTTGACTGGATCGAGCAGCGTCTCGAAGTGCCGGCTGTCGTGCACGTTGGCCGCACTCACCTCGTGCCGCCGGATGAACCCCCAGCGCCGATCCGTGTTGGCGTGCAGCTTGTAGCCGTAATGGGCCTTGCCGTGCTTGAGCGTCCAGCGCGCCTGCACGTCCTTCTGCCGCCGCTTGGCATCGCTCCAGTCCTGCACAGCCTCGCCTCGCTTGATCCGGGCGTTCTCCTCGCGCGTATTGCGCTGGATCGGCGCGCTGACGATGCTCGCATCAATGATCTGTCCACCCCGGGCAATGAACCCGGCCCGCTGCAACTGGCCGCTCACCGCCGCGCTGATGTCGCCGATCAGATCGTTCTTCTTGAGCCGCTCACGCCACACCCAGATCGTCTTGGCGTCAGGCACCTTGCCGCTGTGTTCCAACCCCAGGAAGCGCTGGAAGCTGCGACGGTCCAGCACCTGGTACTCCAGCGCCTCGTCGGACAGGTTGTACAACTGCTGCAACAGCAGCAGCCGGATCATCAGCTCCGTCGGCCACGCCGGGCGACCGCCCTTGGCACCCGTGCCCAGGCGAAGGTGGCCATCGATCACCGCCGCGATCGCGACGAAATCGATGTGCCGCGACAGCAGCTCCAGCGGATCGCTCAACTGCTGGCGCTTGGCTTCGCGCTCGGCCCCGGCAAACAGACTGATCATCGGCTCTTACCCTGGATGGCGGTGGAACTATGATGCCAAGGATCGGGGGTTTTTAGAGCTGCCCTTAAAGCGATTTTTTACATCGTGAAGTGCCCGAATCATCTCGTCGCGACCAAGCCGTCCTTTGACCTTGGGGCTGCTTTCAAAACAGCACTGCGTGCAGGCTGCAGTGCATCGGTACGTGGTGATGAAAGTAAGGGTTTTCGGCAACAACGTTGTGCACAGATCCATCTGGATTCTCCGATTATTTCCCCGGTCGGGCTGTCCGCATAGTTCTTTTCATTTAGCGGCGCAGGTTCAGTCCATCGACTCCGGCAGGGAACGACATGTGACCAAAAGCCCTATTTCAGCAGATTTTAGAGGTTCTGGCGCGTTTCTCATTGCGATCTGGTCGTCACTCTCCTGGTCGCCCGACGTCGATGTTCAAGGCTAAACGGCCTTCGTCTAGCTGACCATCAGAGAATTCCTACATGTGCTGCGAGAGATAGCTCGATGTGAAAGGGAACGGGACCGTGAAAAATTTGCCCATTGAAGCAACGATGCTTGCATGGCCAACGCACGTTGGTGGGTACTTGCTGACTGCATATGCCAGTGCTGTCGGAGCATTGTTTCTGCCGGAAATTCCTACCTGCATCAGGTGTCTATGCATACACCCAGGCTGCTGCGTATGCCGAACGTCAATAGGCATTGTGCGCAACGTTGTCAGATGATCCACTGCTAATTTTTCAGGTCCACAGCAGCAGATGCTCTTTAGGCAGAGGTACACGAAAGCTCAAGGCGTATTCTCCAACTCAAGCGAAGTGGTGAAACCGCTTGAGCCGTTGATGGCGTGGGTGGTCTTTGCAATCAGCCAGCGTTGCCGATCAATTTCCGGCTTGAAACCGCTCACCGTTAGGCTCTGCTCTGGGAAAAGATCCGCCCGACCGATCGCCAGCGTGTAGTCGAACTTCGCCAAACCGCGTTTCACCCGCTCCAACTCCGCATGCGCATGCTGGCGTGCCGTCGCCTCATTTGCATACGACTCGCGCAGGCGCTTTGCATTGTCGTCAGTGCCCACCAGCACCGACTGCCGCCGCGCCTTGCCCTTGTCCACCCAGTACGCGCGCACGCCGGTGTAGGCATCGCGGTCGGCCACGGAGTAGCGGTGCTGGTCGCCGTCGCGCCGCGTCAGGGTGACGGTGGGCAACGGCTTGCCGGTCGCCGTGGTGCCGGCGCCGATCGGCGCAAACACCAACGCACCACCCTTCACCGTTGCCACCGCGTCGAAGCGCTGCCCCAGGCGGGTGAGCAAATTCATGTCGCTCTCGTTGGCCTGATCGAGATGGGGCAGCTTGGTGCGCGCCAGCGCCTCAGCCACGCGTGGCGTCAGCCCATGCTCGCCCGCCAGCGTGTTGAGCACTGCACCCAGCGTGGTGTTGTGCCAGCTGCGTTCGTGCCGGGTGCGCATGTCGGCGGTCAGATCCGCACTACGCGCGCGTACGGTGATGATGTCCGGCGCGCCGCTGTATTCCACCTCGTCGACGAGGAAGGTCCCCTTATCGACCAGGCCTGTGGCTTTCCAGCCCAGTGCAACGGCCAAGCGCACGCCGCGCTTGGGTAGCGCCATCTTGCCGTCGTGGTCGTGGATCCGTAGATCCAACTGGTCGGCTTCGCCGCCACGGCATTCGGTGAGGGTGAGATCGAGCAGGCGCGGCGCGATGCGCTCGGTGAGGTCCGTGCCATCAAGCACCACGCGCCACTGCGGAATCGGGTAGCTCATGCGGCGGTCGCCTCTGGCGCCACGTCGTCTGCACGGCGCAGGCTCAGCTGAAATTCAATCCGTCGCGGTGTGCCGTCTTGGAAGAACAGCGAGGCCGTCTCATTGACCGACAGCAGCACATACGGCCCGTAGACCAAGCCCGTCCCATCCACCAGCGGCAACGGCTCGCCGGCTGCAGCTAGCGTGCGCAATGTGTCCAGCGAGGTCCGCGTGCCCGTCAGGTCCGGCGCGATCAGACCCGACAGCTCAATGGTCTCATCGCCTGGGCCCAGGAACTGGCTGGCCGCTCGCGCGCCGACACGGTCGCTGGTGGGGTGGCGCCAACTCATCTGCCGCTGCAGCTGCAGATACGCGGCGCTATCGAGGGCAAACACAAACGTGCCGTAGGACATCATCATCTGGGTGGATCCTCAGTCGTCGCGCAGGCTGGAGCGGCGGGTGGCCGCCGTGCGCCGGTCGCGCTCTTCAAGTTGGCGGGCGACTTCGCGCGCCAGTGCGGTCGCGTCCATGCCCGGTGCGGCATGGACGTGGATGACGTAGCTGTTGCCGCCTGCAGGCGCGCTGGCGGCGCGAGCAGGAGCCGACAGCGGTGCACGGCTGTCGATCGCCGCCACCGGCGCTGTGGCCGTTGCCAGGGCCAGGCCGGCGCCCACCGCACGCATCCGGTTGCCAAGCGCCATGACGGCCTGCATAGGCGCGCCCTGGCCGCGCTGCAGGCCCACGGTGAGGCCCTGCATGGTGAAGTCGCCCAACTGGGCGAACACGCGCGAGGGACTGTGGATGCCCAGCAGACCCTTGAAACGATCGACCACACCGCTGCCGACGCTGGCGATCGCATTGCCGGCGGCGCCGAGCTTGGAGCGGATGCCTTGGACAAGGCCGCTGATCATGTCGGCGCCGGCCTGCAGCATCCGGGCCGGCCAGTTGGCCAGCTGCAGGTTGATGCCGGCCCACAGCTGCAGCAGCCCCTGGCGGATGCGATCGCCATTGCCGGTGAACACGCCCACGATCAGCGACCACGTGCCCTGGACGGTTTGCCACACGCCGCCGAGGATCTGCTTGATGACCGGCAGCACAAACACAAACGCCTGCACCAACCAGCCGATCGCCTTGACGGCCAGCTGCAGCTGGGTGACCAGCACCGCGCCAATGATTTGCCCGAAGCCGCGACCGGCCTGCGTTGCACCGTGCAACTGTGCGGTTGTGGCCTCGAACGGCGTCAGCAGCTGCTTGACCCACCCCCAGGCCTGGCCCATCGCAGCGGCCAGGGTGTCCCACACCGGCGCCAGTGGTGCGAGTGCCGCCTGCAGCTCTGCCGGCACCGGCGCGGCCACATCGACGATGCCTTGCCAGACGCCGATGGCGAAGGCCTTGATCGGCCCCCAGTATTTCCAAACCAGTAGCGCCACCGCCGCGACAGCCGCACCAATCGCCAGCACCGGCAGGCTGACGCCGCCGAGCAGCGGCATCAGCAGGCGCGCGCCATTGGCGAGCATGGGCAGCACGCGGCCGCCGAACGTTAGCCCCTGTCGGAGCAGCGCACCCAAGCCGCCACCGCCCGACAGCAGCGCCACGGCGCCGTGGATCTGCGAGAACGCCATTGCGGCCACGCCGCCGGCCACCAGCAGCCCGCCAAGGATGGTCAGCAACGCGGCGCCGGCGATGGCCGTCTTGGCGATCGCACCCACCAGCACCGGATTGGCGCGGATCCACGTCGTGACCTGGCCGACCACCGCAGCCGTGCGCTCCGTCAGTTGCTTGAACTGCGGCAGCAGGGTCTGGCCGATCGATTGCGACACCACCACGGCGGTGTTCTTCAGCAGCTGCAGCGAGTTGGCCGAGGTGGCCACCCGCGATGCGTACTCGGCCGACATCGAGCCGCCATAGCGCTGTGCATCAGCGACCTTGGCGAAGTTGCCCTGCAGCAGCTCCAGATTGGTCAGCAGCGGTGCGATCGCACCGATCGACTCGCGGCCGAACAGCTGCGTCATGGTCGCGGCCTGCTCGGCCTTGGGCAGTGCGCGCAGCTTCTGCAGCACCGACATGATCGCCCCGCCTGCGTCCTTCTGCATGACCTCGGCCATGGCGGTGGCCTTGATGCCCAGCTTGTCGAAGGCCTCGCGCTGGCTCTTGGTGGCCGACTCGCCCGAGGCCAGGGTGAGCAGCATGTTCTTGATGCCGGTGGCCGAGACTTCCGACTCGATGCCCATGCCGGCGACCGTGGCACCCAGCGCTGCCAGCGGGCCGCTCTGCAGGCCGGCGACCTCGCCCAAGGCACCAATGCGGTTCACCACCGCGCTGATCTTGTTGACGCTGGCCGGGCCGGTGTTGCCGAGGTAGTTGATCTTGTCGGCCAGCACGACGACCTCGGCCTGGCCCATGCGAAACGCCGTGCGCCAGGTCGCCATCGTCTGGCCGGCGTCCTCGGCGCTGCTGTCGAAGGCCACGCCCATCTTCGCCGCGTCCTCGGCGAAGCGGACCAGCTCCTGGCGCGGGATGGCCGCCTGGCCGGCCGCCGCGACGATCTTGGCAATCTCGGCCGGCAGCATCGGCAAACGCATCGAGAGGTTTTCGACATCACGCCCCATCTGCAAGAACTGCTGCGGCGTCTTGAAGTCCACGACCTTGCGCACATCGGCCATCGCGGACTCGAACTCCATCGCATCGCTGATCGGCAGCGCGGTGGCACCCAGTGCGCGCTGGCCGGCGAACGCCATGCCGGCGCCGTAGGCGCTCGCCTGCAGGCCGGCGTTCTGGATGCGGGCGCTGCGACGCTGTGCGGCATCGATCGCCGCCAGGCGCTGCTGCTGGGCGCGCATGGCGGTGTTGGTGCTTTCGATCTCGCTACGCAGGCGGCGCTCGTGCGTGACCAGCTCGCGCGTGCTGATCCCGGCCGTTTCCAAACGACCACGCAGGCGCTGCAGGCCGGCCTCCTGCGCGCCGTGTGCGGTCTTGAGTTCGCGTGCGGTGCGCACGGCGCGGTCGAACTCGGCATTCATGGCAGCGGTGGGCGTGCCGGTGGCTTTGATCTGTTGGGCAAGCGTGCGCACCGATTGCCGCTGCGCATCGAGCGCGGTCTTGGCACGCTGTGCCAACGCCACCTGTTCGCGATAGGCGCCGATGTCGCGGTGCTGGCTGTTGAGTTGACGCAGCGCGTCGCGCTGATTGCGCAGTGCGGTGGCAACGCCACGGCTGCCGTTGAGCACGCGCCGGAACGGGCCGGTGGCGCGATCGACGGCGGCCAGGATGACCTGCAGGCGCAGATTGTCGGAGGCCGCCATTTAGGCGGCCTCGTTCGTTGGGTGGGGCATCATTCGGCTCCGCTTCGTAGGCGGGCACGCTCGCGCCACGCCGTGAGTTCGTGCAGCGACCAGCCGTCCATTTCAGACGGCGGCCAGTGGAAGATGGCCGCGATGTCGGCCATCGCATCCTCTACGCAGTCGGGAAATCCGCTTCCCTCTGGGCCTTCGGCAAGAAAAAAACCTGCACCTCCTGGCCTACCGCCAGCAGGTCGGCCGGATCCATTGCATTGACGTCGGCGGTGGTCAACGTGGGCGAGGAAATGCGCGGCAGCAGTGTTGCCAGCGCGGTGACATCCAGCTGCAGCACGTCGGTGAGCTTGAGGCCGCGCAGTTCGCCTGCGCCGGGCTTGCGCACCTTCAGGTCGGTGATGGTCTGCTCGCCGCGCGTGATGGGCTGGTCGAGGGGAATGGCTGGGGAAAAGGTCGGGGTCATCGGAAGGTCTCAAGGCGAAGGCCCGGCGGCGCCAGGCCGGAAGGGTCAGGCGCCGATGGCGCGGCGGTGAGGGGCAAGCAGATCCACGCCGTTGACGATCTCGATCATGTTCATCAGATCGATCTCGATCACGGTGGAGCCGTTGATCATCAGCTTGTAATAGCTGGCTGAGGTCTTGACGGCGAACTCGGTGTCGTCGCCGGACTTACCGGTACCGGGATCAATCTCTTTGTGACGGCCGCGCACCACAAATTCGACGGCATCCACCGCGCCGCTGTCGTCGCGCTGGTAGGCGCCGGCAAAGCGCAGCTGCACGGCGTTGTGCGTGGTGGCGCCGTACTGATTCAGCACGCTGCGCATCATGCCGCCGCACTTCCATTCGAGCTCGATCTTCTCTTGGCCGAAGTCGATGTCGACCGGGCCATTCATACCGCCGCCGCGATACTCCTCCATCTTGCGGGACAGCGTGGGCAGCTTCACCTCGACCACCTGGCCGAGATAGCTCTCACCGTTGTTGAACAGGTTGAGCGCTTTGAGTTTCTTGGGCAAAGCCATGGGTTTCTCCGGAAATCTAAGGCGGGTGCGTTACGCGTTGACGCGTTCGGCGAAGTCGGCCAGGTAGCTGGTGGTGATCTTCTGGTACAGCTGCAGGTTCTCCAGCGGCGGCACCGGCGTGTAGTCGTAGTCAATGCGCAGCGCGCCATCGGCCAGCGTGGTGGCGCTGTTGACGGTGCCGTCGAACCAGGCGGTGGCATCGATCAGGTAGCCGGACGCTTTCAGGTCGCGGAACTTGGCGTTGATGTCTTCGACGATGTCTTTGACCAGCGAGGGATGCATCGGCTTGTCGACGTAGAACGCCACGCCCTCGGCGATGGTGTCGGCCAGGACCTGTGCGGTGCGCGTGGCTGTCTCGAAGGCGAACATGTTGTCTTCCGCGCACGTGCGCGAACCCCAGAAGCGTTGCCCGTTGAAGTTGACCAACGTGGTGATATCGCCCTCGTTGAGCACACCCGCATCGGTGGCCGGATCCTGCAGATCCCAATGCACGTCTTTGGAGATGCCGGTGACGCCCGCTACGGGCACGTTGGACAGGCTCTTGTGCCAGCCCTGTTCGGTATCGATCTTGGCGCGCAGGCCGAGCGCACGTGCGGTGGCATATGCCGGCGTCGTGGTGCTGGTGGCTGTGTCGAAAGCCAAGAAGTCCGGCCAGATCAGCATCAACTCGCGATCGCCGAACTGGCCCCGGTAGGTGATGGCATCGGCCACGGTGTCAGCGACCGGCCGCACGTAGGCCATGGCGCGCAGCTTCTTGGCGATGGTCGCCAGCGCCTTGGCCACCGGCAGTGTGTCCAGACCAGGCGCACCCAGGATGCGCGGACGCACGCCCAGCTGTGCTTGCGCCGCGAGCAGCGCATACAGCCCGGTGTAGCCACTGGACTTGGCCTCGCCAATGACGTTGGACGAGGTCTTGTCCGCGTCCTCGCCTTCGGCCACACGCACGACCACGGTCACGGGATTCGTCTGGTCGGCGATGCCCTGCAGCGAGGCACGCAAGGTGCCCTTGGTGCCAGCGCTGGCGATAGCACCCAGCACGTCGGTGACCAGCACGGCCTTGTTGAGCGGAAAGACCTTCTCGTCCGCATCGGACGCCGTAGCGACCAGGCCGACAATGGCGGTGGAGACGGTGCGAATGACGCGCGCACCAGCGCTGACTTCGATGACGCGGACGCCGTGGTGGTAGGTAGTAGACATAGGTTCCTCGATCAGGACGAGCGGAAGCGGAGCGGGATGGTCATGCGCGAGCGCGCATTGGCGGGAGCAACGTCGGTGCGTTCGCCTTCGATCGTCAGCACGAAGCTGCCAGGCGCATCGCCGATGACCAGGTCGATCTGGGTCAGGCGCAGGCGTGGCTCCCAACGCATCAACGCGGTGGCCGTGGCGCCGTAGAGCAGCGTGCGGGTGGCGCCGTTGAATGGCTGGTCGATCAGCTCGGGCAGCAGCGAGCCAAAGTCGCGGCGCTGCTCACGCGTGCCGATGGGTGTGGTGAGGATGCAGGCGATCGACTGGGCCAGGTGCTGCTCGCCCTCGATCACACGCCCGGTGGTCGCATCGACGCCAATCACTGCGGACCACCGCTGAGTGCGCTGCCAGCGGTTACGCCGGTGGTCTTGTGGTTCTTGAGGCTGATCCCGCCGCCGATCACGTCGGTGGTCGCCTTCGCGGTACCGGTGATGGTGGCATCGCCATTGAGCATCGTCTTGCCGTTGACGGTCAGCGGCCCGTTGAGTGTGATGCCGCCATCGGCCGTGATGGTCGCGGTGCCGCCGCTGGGCAATATCGCCTGCAGCGCATGCGCGTCGGTGTCGTAGTGGATCTGCGCGCCATCGGCAAAGCGCAGCACGTGCAACGTGTCCGAAGCAGCTGGAGCTGCGAACTGGTCGGAGTAGAGGCCGCGTAGCACCAGGCCATCGGCCAGGTCGCCGGCCGGCGACAGCACCACGACTTGTTCGCCGATCGCTGGCGCCGACCAGATGATGGTGGTGCCGGCCAGTGTGACCACCCAGGGCAGATAGTCGCTCAGCATTTCGCCGACCTGCACGCGGCATCGCGCGGTGGCGAGATTCACCTCGGCGACAGTGCCGAGGCGAATGGCGTTACTCAGTGCGGAGGATGCGTTGCCCATGCAGCCATGGTCAGTGGCTGCACGGTGTTGCGCACTGCAATTGGTACGTAAAGCGCTGGGCTACACAGCCGCTTCTTCAGACGGCCTGGGTTGTACGAACCATGCCTGTGTCGCTTCGTCCCACACCACTGTGCCGTCGATCGAAACCGGTGCGGCCACGGTGGTCAGCTGTCCCGGCAACGCGACGCCGGCGGCCAGGCGCGGTGCGATCGCGCCGGTGGCTTTTTCCCACACCAGCGCGGCGCTGTAATCCGGATCTGCGCGCCAACTCGCGCGTGCAGCGTCCCACACGTTGCGGCGGTAGTCGCTGGGTAGGAACGCGATCGGCTGCGAGGTGGTGTAACCCTGCGGCAGTGCATCGCCCAAGGCAAGCGTGTTGGCAACCGGCGCGGCGGTGTCTGTGCTGTAGAGCATCACGCCGCGATAGTCCGGCACCAGCTCCCAGCTCGCAGACGTTGGCGACAGGCGGTGCCGCTGATACAGCCCTGCAGGCGGCGCCGGTGCGGTGGCAACCGTGTTGGGAGGCAGTGGGTAGCGTCCCTCCAACTCGGAGAGATAGACGGTCACCGGCCCGGTGTATTCACCGGTGGTGGCGTCGTAAGCATATGCAGTGCTGGTGCGTGGTAGCGGGTTGGTCATGGTCAATCCTCAGTAGGCGATGCAGTAGGTCATGCGCAGGCCTGCAGGCAAGTTGTCTGCGCCGCCCGCAGCGTTGACGGTGATGGCATGGTTGTGGGCGCCAGCGCCACGGTGATCCACCACGTGCACGTGATTGCCGCCCTCGGCGATGCCGATCCCGTGGGTGTGGTTGCCTGAGCCGTTCATGCCAATGTTGTGGGTGTGATTACCGGTGGCATCAGTTCCGATGCTGTGGGCGTGGTTGCCACCGGCACCGGTCCAGCCATCCGAGGGCGATGCATCATTGTCCCGCTCGCGGTAGATGCCATAGCCGTTGATGGCATTGGAGGGAATCACGCCTGGATGTTGGTGGTCCCCTGAGGCGCTAGTGCTACCGCCGTGCGCGTGGTAGCCCTGCGCATCAGTCCAAGCACCGTGCGCGTGATCGCCGGCCGGGTTGACGCTTGCACCATGTGCGTGGATGCCGGCTGCGCCGAGTGCGGTGTAGTGCGCATGGTCGCCGACAGCGGCCGCACTGGCGCCGTGCGTATGACTGATCACCTGGCCGTTGCTGTGGACGCCGACAAACTGTGAGGAATTGGTGTGGGTGACCGTGGTGCCTTCACGCATCAACGGTAGGTTGAACGTGGTGCTGCCATCCCCGGCACCGTAGACGGTACCGATCGCCGCAAACAACGCCGAATACTTCGTGCGTGAGACTGCCGTGCCATCGCATAGCAGTAGACCTGCAGGCGGAAAGAGCGAGGCCATAATCACGATCTGGCCTGGCAGCAAGAACGAGCTCGGCACGTTCTGCAGATTGCGGAAGTCGCGATACCACGCGCCCTCCTGTCCATCCAAGAGATCAGCATCCAAGCCATTGCCAGGTCCAACATGAAACGTCGCCGCAGAGCGAAGGCCGAGCATGTTGCGCGCCGCTGCCGCAGTCGGCCGGGCCAGTAGCCCTTTGATGAAGTCAGTGGGTGCAGCATCGCCCAGGCGCGCATTCAATACGGCAATCAGGTTGGCCGGCGACAGCGCCCGCTCTTTGTCCAGACCTTCAATTGCTTGCGCGTCCGTGGACAAGCGCACAACACCCGGCACGTCCACCGTCGCCGCTGGATCGGTGAAGTTGGTATCGCCGAAGGTGATCTGCGCGGTGTCCACGTCGGCCATCACCACGTCGATCGCCAGCAGCACCGAGGCGGCGCCAGACTTCTCCACCAGCAGCGCGGACTGACCGTAGGCGGCAAACAGCGTGCCATCGGCCAGGTACAGGCCGAACCCGTAGCAGCTATAGACGGCGTTGGATTCGTCGCGCACCGAGACGTGCATCGTGTCCTTGGCCGTGACCGTCCCGCCGATGGTGGTCAGGCGCTTGATCTCAGACGGTAGCGCCTTGAGCTCGGCATCGGCCACGAACGCTGCGCTGGTCAATCCGACTGCGGCGATGGTCACCGCCTGTGTGCCGGTCTGCTTGGCATTGATCAGGGCATGGCGGCCGGCGGTGGTGATCTTGAGTTTGAGTCCGGGCATGTGTGCTCTCTAGCTCGCCTCGCCCTGCAGGCGCAGGAACAAGGTGGTTCTGCCGCGTGCGACGACATTGAGTCGTGCCTCGGCCTGGAATCCTTGCGTGAAGTTGAAATGCGAGCGCACGGGCTTGGTGCGCTCAACCTCGGCGATGACTTCCTCGACGAACCTGGCGCTGGCACTCTGCCCATCGGCACCAGTCAGCGTCAGCGCCAGCTCGAATGTGTGCGGCTGGCCGCGCGGCTCCTGTTGCCACCACTCGCGAATGGCCACCGCACCGCCGAACGACTCGACCACCATCCGCACGCTGTTGGCCGTGCCTTTGCGACGCTGGATTGCCATAGCGCTGCGCAGGCGCGAGCGCTTGACCGCATCGCTCCAGTCGGCCTTCCAGTCGTCGACCGATAGCGTCCACGCCAGCCACGGCAGGTGGCCTGCGGGGCAGGTGTCCGGATTCCACAGATCCGGGTACGGCAGCGGGATGGCTTCCAGGCGCTTGGTGACGGCGGCCAGGGCGCGCTCCATCGGCGTGGCGTTGGGCGGCAGCGAGGAGTTACTCATCGATGCCGGCATGCACGATGTCGATCGCGGTGCAGTAGGCGGCCTGCGTGCGGCTGATCCGGATGTCAGCGGCAGGCGAGTCCAGCTCAACACGCTGCACGCCATCGACAAACAACTTTGCCTTGATGGCTGACTCGGGGACGTCGCGGCCGATGCGGTGCGCTTCGGCGAGATAGGCCTGAAGGCTGCGCAGTGCTTCGCGCATGACCACCGCCGAGTCAGGGCCGGCATAGGTGTAGACGCGCCCACGAATGGCATACGGGACGATCTGAGCGCTCTGCACCGCGACTTCGTCTGTCATGGGCCGCACGTCGTCATCGGTGAGCATGGCGGCCACTTGATCGAGCAGTGCCTGCGGCGCGGTGCCATCGCCGGTGCGCGATTGCACGGTGACCAGCACTTGCCCAGGTGCGGGGCTGGTCGCGCTGGCGTCCATGACATCGGCGGCAGCACTGAGCGCGTGATAGATGTACGCGCCTTCTGGGCCGGCAACGCTGAAGCCTTCGGGCGCCAGCTGGATGCGGCGGCGGAAGTCCACGTCGGTCTCAAAGGCCGGCGCGACGCCGGCGTCGGGTTGACCGGGGTCCAGCACCAAGCGAGCGACGCCGAACAGCGCGCCGAGGTGATCGAGGTTGGTACCGGTGGCGAAGGCCAGCATGGTTTGCTGTGCCTTGTCATTAGCACGCTGGCGGATCAGCAGCTCACGGGCGGCAAACAGCTGCAGGAGCTTGTAGACCGGGTCGGCTTCCGTGAGCGCGGAGAACTCCGGCATGAGCCGACGAAACTGTGCGAATGCATCAGCGAAGATCGTCTCGAAGTCCAGAGCTTCGATCAGGTCTGGAGCTTGAAGTTTCGATAGATCGACTGCGGTGAAAGATGCCATTGCTCGGAAAGAAAGAGAGGACCTGATTAGGGTCCCCGGTTCTCGTGATCGAGCCAATTAAGGGCAGCTCTAAAAACCCCCGATCCTTGGCATCATAGTTCCACCGCCATCCAGGGTAAGAGCCGATGATCAGTCTGTTTGCCGGGGCCGAGCGCGAAGCCAAGCGCCAGCAGTTGAGCGATCCGCTGGAGCTGCTGTCGCGGCACATCGATTTCGTCGCGATCGCGGCGGTGATCGATGGCCACCTTCGCCTGGGCACGGGTGCCAAGGGCGGTCGCCCGGCGTGGCCGACGGAGCTGATGATCCGGCTGCTGCTGTTGCAGCAGTTGTACAACCTGTCCGACGAGGCGCTGGAGTACCAGGTGCTGGACCGTCGCAGCTTCCAGCGCTTCCTGGGGTTGGAACACAGCGGCAAGGTGCCTGACGCCAAGACGATCTGGGTGTGGCGTGAGCGGCTCAAGAAGAACGATCTGATCGGCGACATCAGCGCGGCGGTGAGCGGCCAGTTGCAGCGGGCCGGGTTCATTGCCCGGGGTGGACAGATCATTGATGCGAGCATCGTCAGCGCGCCGATCCAGCGCAATACGCGCGAGGAGAACGCCCGGATCAAGCGAGGCGAGGCTGTGCAGGACTGGAGCGATGCCAAGCGGCGGCAGAAGGACGTGCAGGCGCGCTGGACGCTCAAGCACGGCAAGGCCCATTACGGCTACAAGCTGCACGCCAACACGGATCGGCGCTGGGGGTTCATCCGGCGGCACGAGGTGAGTGCGGCCAACGTGCACGACAGCCGGCACTTCGAGACGCTGCTCGATCCAGTCAACACCGGGCGCACGGTACGGGCCGACAGCGCCTATGCCAGCCAGGCTCGGGAAACCGAACTCAGGCGACAAGGCTACCGCGCGGACATCCAGCACAAGGGGCAGACGGACAAGCCGCTGAGCCTGGCCCAGCAGCGTCGGAACCATCGCATCGCCAAGGATCGGGCGTTCGGCGAGCATCCGTTTGCCCGACTCGCCCAACAGGGAGGCAAATGCCTGCGCACGATTGGCCTGGCGCGAGCCCAGGTGGTGATCGGCCTGAAGGTTGCCGCACACAACCTGATGAGGCTGGCGCGGCTGCAGAGCCAGGGGATCGTGCCGGCGTGAGCGGAAACGGCGGCTGACAGGCCGCAATCCGGGTTTGAAATGCCATGGGTCGGCTCTTCGCGCCCCTTCGACCGGCAGGTGCGAGGGGGGCCTGTCGCCTTACCGAACATCTCAAACGGCAGAATCGAGGTTGTTCGAGGTGCCCTTAAATTGCTTTGTAAAGCTGGTTGGTACGCGCGTGAAAAATGTAAATCCATTTTCCAGGCGCGACCTTGAAGCGCCTAGCCATCACGTCTCGCGATCAGTTAACCACGTTGTTAATCTTTGGAATTACAGACATCTGAGAAGGCGGCGCCTAACTATCTGCCGGCTTTGTAAGAATCGCCGTTTGTCGCCTGGTTACCAACTGGCATGAACATCTTCGTCTGGGTCTGCGCGTTTTGAGTCATTGCCGGAGAAAAACCTTGTTGCACCTATACATATCTAACTAGAGCGGCGTCAGCATGTACAGGACGTTCTCGCCCCTGGGTAGCTTGTTCGGACAGACTGCGAAAATTAAAGAGCCCGGTCGCGAAGGCAACCGGGCCTTAATGTTTATATCCGCCTTATAAGTTCTGCCACTCTGTAGTGCTTGGAAGTCTAGCGTTTACCTTGGAGGATCCTTGCCAGGCTAATTTTGCTTTGGCTGACGGTGTGATACGAGGTGAGGCGGAACTAAGGGGTTTTGTAGATGAACTGATCGCTGAGGCAGCGCTCTCAACCTTGAAAACCGATACTGCATCACTCAGCTGGTTAGCCTGCTCCTCCATTGACCGGGCAGCAGCGGTTGCTTCTTCAACCAATGCAGCATTTTGCTGTGTGGCTTCATCCATCTGCGTAACGGTCTGATTAACCTGCTCGATACCTGCAGACTGCTCTTGGGACGCAGCAGAAATCTCACCCATGATGTTGGTGACCCGTTGCACACTTGCCACGATTTCAACCATAGTCTCGCCGGCTTTGTTCACCAGCTGTGAGCCCCCAGTTACGCGCCCCACAGAATCGTCGATGAGGTCCTTGATCTCCTTTGCCGCAATGGTAGCCCTCTGGGCAAGAGTGCGTACTTCAGTTGCAACAACAGCAAAGCCACGGCCCTGCTCCCCAGCTCTAGCAGCTTCGACGGCCGCGTTTAGCGCAAGAATGTTGGTCTGGAATGCGATGCCATCGATAACCGAGTTAATATCTCCAATCTTACGCGAGGCCACCTCGATGCCAGCCATCGTTTCAACTACCTTAGCCACTGTCTGTCTTCCTTCGGAAGCCACTTCGGCCGCACCGATTGACAACTGATTCGCTTGACGCGCGTGCTCTGCGTTTTGACGCACGGTTGATGTCAATTCCTCCATAGAGGCGGCAGTTTCCTCCAGATTGGCTGCCTGCTGTTCGGTGCGCTGGGAAAGATCCTGATTGCCTGCCGCAATTTCTCCAGCCGCAGAGTTGATCGCGGTGACTGACTGCTGAATCCGGCCAACAATGGTCGCAAGCTGACGCGCGGTCATGTTGGCGTCATCACGCAATGTGGCGAAGACACCCAGAAATTCTCCATCCATCCGTGCAGTAAGGTCGCCTTGCGCAATCGCCCCGAGAAGCTCTGACAGCTTACCGAGATTTGTATCGCTGATATGCATCATGGAATTCAGATCTTCGACCATCACTCGGAAATCATGCTGGAAGTGATCCGTATTACCCCGCGCGGCGAAGTCGCCATTTGCCGCAGATTGAGCCAATCGTTTAATTTCCGTATTGATAGCCATCAAGCTAGCTTTAGCTGCGTCCATAGATTCATGCAAGAACGCTCGCGTAGCAGGCAGGCGGCGAGCATCCCGGCGCAGATCTCCTCGCGCATACTCTTCAAGTACTGCCATGGAATCGACAATGGCATCAAGGTGCTCAAACATCATCGTATTAATGCCCCGTGCCAGCTCTCCATAGATCCCTGGAAAGGATTCAGGCATCCGGTAGCTGATGTCTTCGCCGGCGTGCTTGTGAATCATCGTCGCTGTTTGGTCTGAGTACCGCTGCAGCATCGTTACCATGTCGTCGGACGCTCTCAGCATCTGGCCAATCTCATCGCCAGTTGCATCATTGCTCTTTACGCTCAAATCTCCTCGCGCGACGGCAGTAATGGATGCAAGTGCTTGCGATAGCGGCTTCGTCAAGCTCTGCGTGATCATCCATGCCGCCAAGCCTCCAATCAGTAGACTTAAAGCGCCAAATATCCAAATCATCGCGTTGCTACGTTTGTTAGCCTGAGTTGCTTGGGCGGCCGATGTTGCAATATTACGTTTTTGCTCTGCCACGCTCTCGGAGATTGCTTTGTTCCACGCCTGCATCGCAGGTCTTGCTTTGTTTAGAGTGATGGCCACCGCGCCATCGTAATCCCCAGCCTCCAGCCGCTCGCCTATTTGTCGATTGATTGGCATCGCAATGGCACGCAGTTGCTCAATGCGGGTGCGCCGACCACGGGCAGCCGCATCCGGCGCAGGGAACTTCTCATTGTAATTCTTCCAAGTCAGCTCATAGCGCCCAACTAGCGTTTTGATCTGCGCCTGATAGGCTCCTGAACTTGCAGGATCGCGCAGAAGTGTCATTTCTCGACGCGCAACAATCATGTCGTTATTGATGTCCAGTAGCGTGGTGAGTGCCACCATCTTCGCCAAGCCGACATCCACAACGCGGTTAAGTTCTCGGCTCTGCGTTTTATTACCTTCAAGTGCCACGGTGCTAGTCAAAACGATGAGCGCAAGGAGCAGGCCAAAGCCGGTTGCTAGTCGCGCTCCGATACGGAGGCGGCGTGTAAAATTCATTACGAGATCCCAATGCAGGTAGGGGGGGGCATGACCCATAGGCCAAGAACAGTTGGTTCAGAACTCTGCCGACGCGTTATGCCTGGGCATTGATACTAGATCGGCCTACAGGCTCTAATCTTTAGAGCGTGGCGTGAAATTTTGGAGAAGCGTGGCCACAGCCAAGCACCGGAATGGTGAAGACGACAAAGTACGGTCCGGTCAGCGCTTCATGTGGTCACTCGTAGTCACCATTTAACCGCACCTGCCATTCGCGTCAGAATTTCGGCACTTTGAATGTTCGCGTTACCATCAATGATGGCCAACGCACTTCGTTCAGACTGTAATTCGTATGACTTGGCGACCTCATTGACTTAAGGGCAGCTCTAAAAACCCCCGATCCTTGGCATCATAGTTCCACCGCCATCCAGGGTAAGAGCCGATGATCAGTCTGTTTGCCGGGGCCGAGCGCGAAGCCAAGCGCCAGCAGTTGAGCGATCCGCTGGAGCTGCTGTCGCGGCACATCGATTTCGTCGCGATCGCGGCGGTGATCGATGGCCACCTTCGCCTGGGCACGGGTGCCAAGGGCGGTCGCCCGGCGTGGCCGACGGAGCTGATGATCCGGCTGCTGCTGTTGCAGCAGTTGTACAACCTGTCCGACGAGGCGCTGGAGTACCAGGTGCTGGACCGTCGCAGCTTCCAGCGCTTCCTGGGGTTGGAACACAGCGGCAAGGTGCCTGACGCCAAGACGATCTGGGTGTGGCGTGAGCGGCTCAAGAAGAACGATCTGATCGGCGACATCAGCGCGGCGGTGAGCGGCCAGTTGCAGCGGGCCGGGTTCATTGCCCGGGGTGGACAGATCATTGATGCGAGCATCGTCAGCGCGCCGATCCAGCGCAATACGCGCGAGGAGAACGCCCGGATCAAGCGAGGCGAGGCTGTGCAGGACTGGAGCGATGCCAAGCGGCGGCAGAAGGACGTGCAGGCGCGCTGGACGCTCAAGCACGGCAAGGCCCATTACGGCTACAAGCTGCACGCCAACACGGATCGGCGCTGGGGGTTCATCCGGCGGCACGAGGTGAGTGCGGCCAACGTGCACGACAGCCGGCACTTCGAGACGCTGCTCGATCCAGTCAACACCGGGCGCACGGTACGGGCCGACAGCGCCTATGCCAGCCAGGCTCGGGAAACCGAACTCAGGCGACAAGGCTACCGCGCGGACATCCAGCACAAGGGGCAGACGGACAAGCCGCTGAGCCTGGCCCAGCAGCGTCGGAACCATCGCATCGCCAAGGATCGGGCGTTCGGCGAGCATCCGTTTGCCCGACTCGCCCAACAGGGAGGCAAATGCCTGCGCACGATTGGCCTGGCGCGAGCCCAGGTGGTGATCGGCCTGAAGGTTGCCGCACACAACCTGATGAGGCTGGCGCGGCTGCAGAGCCAGGGGATCGTGCCGGCGTGAGCGGAAACGGCGGCTGACAGGCCGCAATCCGGGTTTGAAATGCCATGGGTCGGCTCTTCGCGCCCCTTCGACCGGCAGGTGCGAGGGGGGCCTGTCGCCTTACCGAACATCTCAAACGGCAGAATCGAGGTTGTTCGAGGTGCCCTTAAATGACTCAAGAAGTGCTCGCGCACGATCTGCTGATCGTCAGTTGAAAAACCGAGTAGCACACGCCTCTCGTATCGCGCTTTGGGGCCATTCTTTCGCACACGTTCGGTCGTCCCGTCTTGATGCACGTGCGCAATGCGCGACACACGCCCCACAAACCCCACGCTCACAGCGTTGGGACTGGCGCTGACCTTGAAGAACTTGGCCTGCCGCAACTTGGCGAACATCTTCGCGCGTTTGACGCGCCCGGACTTCTGCCGCAGCTGCTGCTTGCGCGGTGCATAAGGTGAGCCATCGGGCGCTTGCTGCTTGCCGATGCGCTGGCTCTGCGAGCGTCTCAGTTCCGTTCCGATCTTGCGTGCCAGGCTGCGGCGTTCACCGGGCTGCAGGCGGGCCAGCAGCGGAGCGGCCCAGTTCTCCAGCGCGGTCAGCTCATCCATGTGGGATCGATCACCGGCTCGGGCGCATGGGTGATGTCATAGCCGCCGCCGTCTTTCGCGGTCACGATCACGCGTTCGGTCAGCGGCAACTTGATCGACAGATCCACGGCATCGTTGGCGAGGATGTCAGCCTCGAAGGCGATGTCGCCACGGCGCGCCGGATTCGACAGCAGCTCGGACTGATTGACCTGCACCCATTCCAGCAGCGGGAGCATCACGCTGTCCGGGTGGCCGGCGTAGTCGGTCACGATCAGGTTGAGCGTGTATTGGTACTCGAACGACAGCCCCGGCTGGAACGTGCTGACAATGCTGCCGGTGTCGATAAACACCAGCAGCCGGTCGGCATCGCGTGCCAGGTCCGGCAATGCCGCGACCAGATGCGCGCGCAGGCTGGCGGGCTTGATCACGGCGCTGGATCCGGTACGTGCAGGTCGATCCAGTCCTGCAGAGCGCTCAGCTGCGCGGCGGTAGCGTGGCAGCTGGTGTAGTTGTCGGTGACGGTACCGGCAATGCCAGAGAGCGTAATGCCGGCGGCCGGCGCATCAGGATCTCCGGTGGGCGGCCCGGCAGGGTTGCCCGAGGCGGCGGCGTCATGCAGCCGCACAAAGCCAGCAGGGATAGCGCAAGCAGCGTCTGCTTTCTGGGTGACATAGATCGGGATCTCGCGGGTGATGGTGGCGCCGGCTTCGCGCACGATCTGCACGCGGTCGACGTACTGCGTCACGACGGTGGTGGAGCCTTGGGCGCTGTCGCGTTCCGCCTCGGCCTGGCGCTTGGCCTGCAGCGCTGCATCGCGGTCTGTCTGCGCGGCGCTGACGCGCTGCTCTTGCCACACGCAGCCACCGACGAGCACTGCAATCAGCGCCAGCAGGATGATCAGCCGCGTGACCATCAGCTAACACCCAGGATCTGCAGGGCTCGCTTCGTGCGCGTGACGCGATCGCCGTGGCCTTCGGGCAAGCGCTTAGCGCGTGCGTTGCCCAGGTTGATCTTGCGGCCCAGGCCGAGCACATCGCCGGCATCGGCCAGCACGTTGAGGCCGTTGTCGTGCCAGTATGCCGCCGCACCCAGTGCGCTCGGCTCAATCTGCAGCAGCAGATCCGGCTGCTCTTCCACCGGCAAGCCGATCAGCACACCGATGCGGCGGTAGTTGCCCCGGAAGGTGTGCTGCATCGGACCACGGCCCCGGTAGCGGTGACCGTCGCCGCTGGAGGTGTTGCCGTTGCCCAGGCGATCGGCGTACACGAAGTTGGCCAGGCCGACAGGGTTGCGCAAAAACTTGGGCGCATGTGCCGGTGTGATGCGTGCGCCGAAGACTTCCAATAGCCGAGCGCTGGTGGTGTAGGTCAGCCCTTCTTCCATGCGCGACAGGCTCAGGCTTTCGTGACCGACCTGACCGAGCCAGTGCGCGGCGCGGCGCTTGGTGGTGATGCCAAAGCGGTTGGCGGCTGCGAGCAGGGGGCCGTGCCAGCGCTGTGCGCGTTGCGGCGAGCACTGCATGATCGAGGCGAGCTGGGTATCGGTGAACATCAATCGACCTTCAGGATGCGCGCCACATTGCCCTGGGCGCGGTAGGTGAGCACCGCCAGCACGATCAACGTGCCCAGGTGCCAAAGACTGACTTGCGAGCCGGCGCCGGCCAGCAGGATGTGCAGTGCCTGGCCGCCGGTGCTGGCGATCAGCAACCACGCGCACCAGCCCGCGCCGCGTCGATGGCGCGCATCGACCGGCCGGTGGTAGGTAAGCAGGCGGACGCAGATGGCGAGCGAGGCCATCAACGTCAGGACGGTGACCAGGCTATGCACTGGGCGGACCTCCACGACGTAGAAAGGAAAAGTCGAACGACTTGCTCTTTTCGATCAGGCCCAGCGTGACGGTGATCGCGCACGCCGCGCTGGCGAAGGCGGCCACGCCACTGGACTTGATCGGCAACCAGCGCAGGATTTCCGGCGCCAGCTGGTAGCCGGCGATCACGCTTACCGGGAAATAGATCAATCGCGCCAGCAGCGGTTGCTTGGCGGCGGACACTACGAACAGCGCGCCGCCGGCGAAGGCGCCGATCAGCGCATCGCCGTCGATGCCAGGCAGCACGGAGGCAAGGCCCACACCGGTGGCGATCAAAAAGCCGCTCGATACGGAGGTGGGTTCGGTCATCGGATCAGTCCCATAGCTGCACAAGCGGCGTCATCGCCGCTGTGGTGGTGGTTACCTCGGGCAACTCCACCGGCGTGCCGTGCGGGAGCACGGCGCCCAGTTCGGCCAGGCCGGGATTGAGGAGATAGGTACGCTCGACCAGGCCGGCCGTGCTGCCCAGGTGGCGCCAGCACAGCAGGTCGACGGTGTCGCCTTGCATGGCGTGCACGCGCATCAGATGAGCTCCACCGTGCTGCGCGGCAGGTTCTGCAGATCGCGTACCGCCCAGCGCTGGTCGCGGCGTAGCTCGGTAATGCTCGGCGACAAGTCGTCGGCGCGCTGGTTGGCGCTGTCGGTCGCATCGAAGCTGCGATACCGCTCTGCCACCTCGACAGCAGTGGCACACGCAACGGCGCGCAGATACAGCTGTACGCGGCGCGAGAGGCCATCGATAGTGGTGCTGGGCACATCGGTCAACACCGCGTAGCCGGCCGCCTGCTGCGTCTGCGCCCATACCTGCAACTCATCGTTGACCGCCAACATCGCAGCGACGATGGCGTGACGCAGGCGCGCATCGGTGACGGTGCCATCCAGGCGCATGCTCGCGCGCACGGCACCCGGTGCGATCGCCGGCCAGAACGGCGCATTGGCGATCGCATCAGGCGTGGCGCTGGTCATACCGGTGGCAGTGAATCCGCTCATGGATGGCTCGGAAGAGATCGCCGGTGGTCGGGGCGTCACCGCAGCGATTGAGTGCTGTGGATCAGCCCCGAGCCGGCGAGGGTTGCGGGGACGCTCGGTTATGCGTTGGTGCCCGCAGGCTCAACGCTGAACTTCTTCAAGAGGCGCTCGGCGCGCTCCAGATCCTTCTTGCCGCCGCAGGCGCCATGCAGTGCGATGGCGCGCTGCAGATCAGCCACAGCGGCGGCGACGATGGGTTGCGACTGGTCGGCAGGCGCCTCATCGGTGATGCCTGCCAGCGATGCGCGGGCCAGTGCCAGGTGCAGCTTGGCGCGCACCTCATCGGGCATGTCCTGCTCGGCGGTCAGCGCGGCGGTGTCGGCCAGCACGGCCGCATCGAATGCCTGGCCGGTCTTCTGTGCCGACAGCGCCGCCTCGGCAACTTCCTCGGCCAGCACGCAGCCCACCGTCCGGGAGAAGCGATCGGGCATCTGCAGGCCATGCTTGAGCACATAGGCGCCCAGCTCCAGCGCGCCGGCGTAGTCGCCGGCATCGATCCGCCACACCATGCAGGTCATGACGATCTCGTCCTGTGCGCCCTGACCACCGGCCAACACGCCGGCCAGATACGGCACGTAGGTCGGCAGCAGCTGCACCTTGAGCGCAGCCTTGCCCTGGGTGGACTGGATCTGCTTCAACCGCAGGCGATCGCTCTGCAGCTGCGCCATGTGCTGCTCGTAAGCCGTTGCGCCAGCCATCAGCTGGTGCGGTGCGCGCTGGGCGGCTTCCAGCTCGGCGAGCACGCGGCTGTGGTGACGCTTGGCGGGACTGTCGGCCATGATTTAGGCCTCGATCTCGATGTGCTCGACCACGCAACCCAGGCCGTAGTCTTCGACCACATAGGCATCGTTGGAGGACTCGTAGTTCTCGATGCGATCGCGGGCCGGCACTTCCTGGATATAACGGCGACGGCCGCCGGTCTGGTAGTAGATCGACAGGTTCGCAAGCGAAGTGACCATCAACGCGCCGTCCGGCAGGTACGGCACCTCGGCCACCTGCAGGCCGCCGACGCGGCGCTGGCTCAAGATCAGGTCGGTGGCGATCTTCTCGCTGGCCGCCTGGTCCTTGTTGACCATCGGGAAATACTTGTCGTGCATCAGGTCGCGGCCCAGCACCACCACCAGGCTCGGATCCTTGCGGTGCCACGGATCCAGCAAGTTGCTCACCACATCGAACACCAGCGCGTCGAGGTTGCGGTAGTCCGCGCCATCGCCGGCACCGATGACCATCTTGCCGGCCGTCTTGCCGCTCGCCAGCACGCGTTGGGCAGCATTGGTGCGGTACTGCTGCATCCAGCCGATGTTGACGTCTTCCAGTAGTGGGAACGCAGCGCGGTCGGTGTCGGGAGCGGCGTGCGTGCCGTTGAAGCCGATCTGCAGACGGTCCAGCGCCTGACGCTTGACGATGGCATCGCGCAGGCGCGCCTGGAAGTCCGGGAATTTGGCCCAGGCATCGAGCAGCGCATACGGGATGGCGGTGTCGAAGTCGGTCTTCTTGGCGACGTACTCGTTCTTGTCGAGCGCGGCGACGTTGCGCGGGGTGCGGGTCTTGCCGGCGCCGGTGTCGGTGCGGCTGGCGATGCTGCCGGTGACGCCGATGCCCACCTTCTGGCCGGACAATTCGTCCACCGGAATGATGTTGATCTTGGACAGGAACTCGCTGGATTCCTGCATGCGCGTTTCCAGCTTCTGCTGCACGGTCGGATCGACGGCGAATGAGTGGAAGGCGGAGGTGATGCCGTTGAGCTTGGCGATCTGATCGGCGAACTGATTGAACTGCAGGCGGGTGGCGTTTTGCATGGTGGCTCCGAAGGGTGTGGCGCTGCGGCGTATGTGTGGTGTGTGATCAGCAGTCGGTCAGCACAGCCGCGCCGCCGCCGGTGACCACCGGGCGCGCGGGCTGTGCGGGGTCGGGCTGCTGGGACAGCGACTCGCGCAGCTGCGCCAGGTCGTTCGCCAGCTGCTCGTGCTTGGTCTTTTGCTCGGCGTGCTCAGCCTGCAGGCGGTTGAAGCGCTCGTCCTGGCCGCGCACGTGCTCGGCGATTTCTTCGACGCCCTGGCCGAGGTCTGCGAACTGCTCGGCTGTGATGCTGGTGGCATCCTCGCTCTTGAGCGCAGTGCGGATCCGGCTGAGCAGATTGGCGACCGGTCCTTCGCTGACTTCGCTGAATTCCAGCGCGGTTTCTTCGGCGACGGTGAACAGGTTGCCCGGTGACTGCTTACGATCGGCCAGCGGATTGGCGTCGGGGTTTTGGCTAGCGAAGCTGAGCATGGAGGTGCCCAGGCTGGCCGGCGAATCGGTTACGGCCAGGCCGACCAGATACGCCTTGCCGGTGTTGGCGAACTTCTCCTGCACCTCGATGCTGGTGTAGAGCTTCTGCTTGGACTTGTTGATGGTGATCAGGTCGGCGGTCGGCTCGATCTGGGCGAATAGCGCCAGGCGCTTGCTGCCGTCGATCTCCACCTCTTCGGCCTTGACGGCGGTGACATCGCCATACGCACGGAACGGCGAGTCCGGCAGCAAGCTACGCATGTGCTCGATCCAGATGCGGGCGTTGTAGGTCTCGCGGTTGTAGGTGGCGGCCATGTCGTCGATCCAGCTGCGTTGGATCGTGCGGCCATCGGTGGTGGCGCCTTCGACGGCCACGCGGAACCAGTTGGAACGGAACTTCTTGGCCTTGGCCGACATGGGTGTCCTCTGCGCTGGATGCGTTTGCGATGACCCATGGTCAAACGCGACGCACAACGCAGCAACGCAATCACCGTGTAAACAAGGCGATTACGCGTCGTTGAACTGTCGGGATTAAGAGGTGGGCTGCACCCTGGTCGGCATGCAAAGCGTTGCCACCCAGCTCCCGATGGACACCCGCAGACAGGCCAAGTTCCTGTACTGGATGGGATGGCGCGTGACTGAAATTGCGCAGGCCATCGGCGAGAACGAGAAGACTGTACACAGCTGGAAGTCGCGTGACGAGTGGGATCGCGCAGACAATGTTGAGCGCATCGGTGGCGCGCTCGAAGCGCGCCTGGTCGTGCTGATCATGAAGCCGGAAAAGTCCGGCGGCGACTTCAAGGAAATTGATCTGCTGCATCGGCAGTTGGAGCGCCAGGCGCGCATCCAACGCTACCAGGGCGGCGGCAACGAGGCCGACTTGAATCCGGCCGTTGCCAATCGCAACGCTGCGCCGAAGAAGAAACCCAAGCGCAACGACTTCACCGAAGAACAGATCGAGCAGCTGACCACGGCATTCGTCGACGGCTGCTTCGACTATCAACGCGATTGGTACCGCGCCGGCAACGAGCGCACCCGCATCATCCTCAAGTCGCGCCAAATCGGTGCAACGTTTTACTTTGCTCGCGAGGCGCTGATCGATGCGCTCACCACCGGACGCAATCAAATCTTCCTCAGTGCGTCCAAGGCGCAGGCGCATCTGTTTCGCGGCTACATGCAGCAGTTCGTGCGCGAGACGATCGACGAGACGCTGTCCGGCGGCGACAGCATCGTGTTTCCCAACGGCGCCGAGCTGTTCTTCCTGGGCACCAATGCGCGCACCGCCCAGGGCTACCACGGCAATTTCTACTTCGACGAATTCTTCTGGACCTACGGGTTCAACGAATTGAACAAGGTCGCCAGCGGCATGGCGATGCACAAGAAGTGGCGCAAGACTTACTTCAGTACGCCGTCGAGCATGGCCCACGAGGCCTACACGTTCTGGACCGGTGAGCGTCGTAACAAGAGCAAGCCGGCCGCGCAGCGGATCCAGATCGATGTCTCGCATGACGCGCTGGCCGGCGGGCGCCGCTGCCAGGACCGCGCATGGCGGCAGATCGTCAACATCCTCGACGCCCAGCGCCGTGGCTGCGACCTGTTCGACATCGACGAGCTGCGCGAGGAATACAGCCCGGATGCCTTCGCCAACCTGTTGATGTGTGAGTTCGTCGACGACGGCGCCAGCGTCTTCCCGCTGGCGATGCTGCAGCCGTGCATGGTCGACAGTTGGGTCGAGTGGGGCCAGGACTACAAACCGTTCGCCGCGCGCCCCTACGGCGATCGCGCGGTGTGGATCGGCTACGACCCGGCCGAGACGGGCGACACCGCCGGCCTGGTCGTGCTGGCACCCCCGCAGCAGCCCGGCGGCAAGTTCCGGCTGCTGGAGCGCATCCAGTTCCGGGGCATGGACTTTGCCAAGCAGGCCGCCGAGATCGAGCGCATCACGCGCCGGTACTGGGTGACCTACATCGGCATCGACACCACCGGCATGGGCAGCGGCGTGGCGCAGCTGGTGAAGCAGTTCTTCCCGAATCTGGTCACCTTCAGCTACTCGCCCGAGGTCAAAACCCGCCTGGTGCTCAAGGCGTTCGATGTGATCCACAACGGGCGGCTGGAGTTCGATGCCGGCTGGACGGACGTGGCGCAATCGTTGATGGCCATCCGCAAGACCATGACGGCCAGCGGCCGCCAGTCCACCTTCACCGCCGGCCGCTCGGAAGAGACCGGCCACGCCGACCTGGCGTGGGCACTGTTCCACGCGTTGCAGAACGAACCGCTGGAAGGGCGCACCGCGCGCAACTCCGGCTTCATGGAGATCTCTTGATGTTGACCGACCAGCTGCCCGCCACCGCGCCTGCAGCGCCAGCCGTGCCCGCACACACCGAGGCGTTCACCTTTGGCGACCCGACACCGGTGCTCGATGGGCGCGGCGTGCTGGACTATCTGGAGTGCTGGCAGAACGGGCGCTGGTATGAGCCGCCGGTGGCGCTGGATGGCCTGTCCAAGACCACGCGCAGCAATCCGTTCCTTCAGTCCGGACTGATCTTCAAGCGCAATATGCTGGCGCGCACCTTCAAGCCGCACCGGTTGCTGACGCGCGAGGCCTTCGAGCAGCTGTCGCTGGACTGGATCACGCTGGGCAATGGCTACCTTGAGCGCCGCCGCAATCGCATGGGCGGTGCGCTGTCGCTCACTGCGCCGTTGTCCAAGTACATGCGGCGCGGCATCACCGAGGGCGAGTACTTCCAGGTGCGCACCTGGCACGACGAGCACGTGTTCGAGCCGGGCAGCGTGTTCCAGCTGCGCGAAGCCGATGTCGATCAGGAACTCTACGGTTTGCCCGAGTGGATGCCGGCGATGCAATCGGCGCTGCTCAACGAGTCGGCCACGCTGTTTCGGCGCAAGTACTACAACAACGGCTCGCATGCCGGTTTCATCCTGTACTTGACCGACCCGCAGCAGAGCCAGGAAGACGTCGACGCGCTGCGCAACGCCATGAAAGGCGCCAAGGGGCCGGGCAATTTCCGCAACCTGTTCCTGTACTCGCCGGGCGGCAACAAGGACGGCCTGAAGCTGATCCCGGTCAGCGAGGTGGCGGCCAAGGATGAGTTCAGCGGCATCAAGGGCATCACCCGCGACGACATGCTGGCCGCGCTGCGTATCCCACCACAGCTCATGGGTATCGTTCCGCAGAACGCAGGCGGCTTCGGGTCCATCCGCGAGGCCGCTGCCGTGTGGGCGGCCAACGAGCTGGAACCGCTGCAGGCGCGCATGTTGAAGATCAACGACTGGGTGGGCGATGAGGTGATCGCGTTCACCCCCTACGCGCCGCCAGTGGCCGCGTAATCCTTTCCCACTGCAAGACCACGCAATGCTCAAGAACCTCCGTTGTGGCGAATGCGCCCGCCTGCTGTGCAAGGCCGGCGCCTTCGATGAAATCCAGATCAAGTGCCCGCGCTGCGGCACGCTCAATCACCTGAAGGCCGAGAGCCTCACCTCCGATCGCCGCGAGCGAATCCAAGAAGGCTCTCACCATGAAAAACCAGCTCCTCCAGGGCGACGCCCTGACCATCCTGCCCACGCTCGAAGCGAATTCGTTCGACGCGCTGATCACTGATCCGCCGTATGCCAGCGGTGGCCTGCATGCGGCCGCACGGGCCAAGCCGCCCTCAGCGAAGTACGTCCAGGGTGGAGGTGCGCAACTGCATGCAGACTTCGTTGGCGACGAGCGTGACCAGCGCTCGCACCTGAAATGGATGCACCTGTGGCTGTCCGAGTGCGCGCGCGTGCTCAAGGACGGCGCGCCGGTCCTGCTATTCACCGACTGGCGGCAGCTGCCGCTGACCACCGACGCGCTACAGATCGCAGGATTCACCTGGCGCGGCATCACGGTCTGGGACAAGACCGAGGGCGTGCGGCCGCAGTTGGGGCGCTTCCGCAACCAGGCCGAATACATCGTGTGGGGTAGCAAGGGCAACATGCCGCTGGACCGACGCGCCCCGGTGCTGCCGGGTGTCATTCGTGAGCCGGTACGCAAAGCTGACAAGCATCACCTGACCGGCAAGCCAACAGAGTTGATGCGGCAGCTGGTGCGGATCTGCGAATCAGGTGGGCGCGTGCTCGATCCGTTTGCCGGGTCAGGCACAACCATGGTTGCCGCTCAGTTGGAGGGCTTCGCTTCGGTAGGCATTGAGATGACCGATCAGTACGCGTCCGTAGCGCGAAATCGGCTCAAGCACGACTGATCCTTTGACGCATCCAAACGAGCCGCCCACTGGGCGGCTTTCTCATGGGTGATAGGGTTATTGACGTGGGCCTGCGGCGTGTCAGGCCGTACGCACGCCATGACTTAGAGAGGCGGGGGGTGATAGTCGTCGGTCTAGAACCAGCAACTCCACCCCGATACGTTTTGTCTGCGCGGAATAATTCAGCTCTTTCCTGTAGATCGGCAGGCCGTCGTAAAGATTGGCGATTTCAGCTGAATCATCATAAGTCAGCATCCATGGAGTTTTAATTTTTCTTATTACTCCAGCTAGCTCGACATGATCTTCGTGCTGGTAAAAGCTGCAGTATAATTCCGGACCCCTTTTGTAGTACGGGGGGTCAATGTTTATAAGACTTTTTTTTCCCGTGACCTTGTTTATTTTCTCAAGAAAGGTTTTTGCGTCTTCCCTGTGGAGCTTAACTTGATCTTTGTATAATGCTATTCGCCTGATTTTTTTAATCAAGTCAGCCTTGTTAAAACGGCAGTCTAGTAAATAATTACCATTTTGATTAATTCCACCAATTACCCCTGCTTTGATAATTCCAGAGCGGTTGGTGCGATTGAGGAAAAATGTGGAAAATCCAAGCTCAACAACCTTGGGTTTAGACTTATTTTGTATCAGTCGCTGCCGTTGCCACTCTTCGATAGTGACGTCTGTTCTTTCTATCAGTTCGCATAGGTCGTCGGTGTGGCGCAGTACTGACGACCAAAAAGCGTAAACGGATGGATCAATATCATTGATAATGATTTCAGACATGTAGTTTTCAAGCAAAAGCTTCCAAGCAATGCCAGCTCCACCAGCGAACGGCTCAACGTAGGTCCCGTAAAAAAGATCGTTTGCGCGCATCAGATCGGTTACAAAACCGGAAAGCTGAGTCTTTCCGCCTGGGTAGCGAAGGGGGGAGTCGGTAACGGGCACTGGGTCAAACCTAGGGCGTGGACAAGTAATTGTAGAGCGAGAGGTGGCACTTGGCCACCGATTATTTCATCCTGTCCAACATCAGTTGCAGGCCTCCTTCAAGCTCTTCCCACTGAGCTCTAAGGCTGTCGCCAGTAGGGATGAGGGTCAAGTGGACAGAGGCGCCCAGTGTGTCTGGTGACGTCGAACTGTGAACATTGGTCGACATAACGGAGAGAGGCTTCAGCTGCCGATTGGTCGCACCATCAGCGCGGAGCTCATCGCAGCATGTTTGAATGACCTGATGTAGCTTCTGGCCGTTCGTCCCCTTGCCGCGCTGCTTGGCGAATTCAAATGCAACTTTCTCTACAAATGCTCGAAGAAGGTATCCGCCCGCGAAAGGGTAAGTGTCAGGATCAAGCTTCCGAAGTTCTTCGTAGACTCGGCGAAGGATATTGTCTTTTGTTTTAAGTTTGAAATCCGAGGGGATAATGTAGGGCCTTTTTCCAGGATGCCTCGTAGTCCTGCGTTCTTTTACCTTATTTTCCGTGGAGGCTGGTATCGCGAGTACTGGCGCGGAAATGCGCTCCTTGGGGGCGATTCCGGCCTTTTGAAGCTCCTGTGCGTACTTCTTACGCTCCGCGCTGTTGGTGCGCGAATTTGCATCTCCCGATGCCGCGTCCTCCAGGAATTTTCCGACTACTCCATCAAATGCAGTTTGCTCAACATCGATTGTGAGATCGCGACTGTTGGTTAGGCCGAACGTTGAACGGACGACAGGGTTTGATAAATAGCGTGTTACTGTCGTCAATGGGATTTCTTTCTTCTGCTGACTGCTAATAATTCCAGATTGCTCAGCGTAATCAAGAAGAGCTAAGGCTTGGGTATTTGGATTGCTAGTCGGTGAGCCTTGCGCATTGAATCTCGCCTTCTCGCCTGGCTTCCAGGTTCGGGTGCCAACTCCATCCAGCTCACCCTCATGTCGCAGGGATAGCCAATACCTGGCCGCGGCTCTGCTTGGAAATATAGCGACTTCAATTTTTATAGCTACAGGTATTCCGCTTGCCTTATATCCTTCAAGAGCCCGCCGCGTCTGAGCGTTGGGCGCACGATGTGGATCCATCAAAAGTTTGAGGGCGCACAGGCGCCGGTTCCCCTCCACAACAATAAACTTATTCTTCTGGGTGGTGTGGCTTACAACAGCCAGTCGTTCCAGTGGGCTTGTGCCATGTGTAGCGATGCTGCTAGCAAGGTTTAAGACCTTTTCGTCTGCAACAAGCTTCGCAATGATGTCCGGCTCGGCATCAATTGGATCGTGCCTCGGATTCTCATTGTCGAGAAAAATGTCAGCTAAGGATATCGAGCTGAACTGTACGTTAGACATCCGTTTGTCCCTTTGTCCGTTGTGACGTCAATCTGAAGACTTTTAGCTCAAGGGCCTAACTTAGCATCCACGCTAGGCCGTCGTCGCGTCAGTGCGGGAACGGCCTAGCCGTTACACCGCTCCAGCCATCGTCGGCACGCTCAACCGCAGAGAGATGTTCACCCGCCACGGCGAACAGCGCGCCCCATATCGGATAGGACCAGCTTCTGTTGAGGTCACTCTGCTCTGCGCGCGCAATCGTCGCCCCGCCACGCCTGCGGTCTTCATGCCTCTGTTTTTCGGCAGTCCCGCACCGGCTCACCAGCCAAGCTGCTGCTGGCGCCTGCGCCGATTCTGATAGCTCGCTAATCCCTGCGGATCCCTGCGTGATGGGCACCCTATAGCGCCTCAAGCCGCGAGGCCACATGGGCAGTCTGACCGCCAGAATTTCCAAATGACCATCGGGAACAGGTAATCAGGTAATCCCTGGCCCTTAATCTATCGCAAGCAATTGATTCTAAAGATTAATTTATGATTACCCGAGGAGGTAATTCCAGGTAATCTGCCGATCCTAAAAAAGTAATGCCATTGATTTCAAAGGGTTTTTTTAGCCTATGAGGTTACCTCCTCAGAAGGTAATCCGATTACCTCAAGATTACTCTTTAATTACCTTTGAAAAATCATCTTATGTCATTGAATTTAATGGATAAATCCAAATTTTTCTAGGCAGGTTACCTAAATTACCTCTCTCCGGTGGTCATCTGAAAAATTGAGATTGGGGCGCGATAGAGTCGCCGCCCAACCACTCGCTCACTGGATCTCCCCGCGATGTCACGGTCCCGCGATGCCCAGCAGGCGCGCCTCAATGCCCTCGACGCGGTCGGCGGGAGCCATTGGTGGCTGCTAGACCAAGGCGGGCTCGAGCTCGAGCGCGGCGCCATCCTGGCCGACAGGCACGATTGCCGTTGGCAATCTTTCTATATGTCGGTAGCCGCGGCATGAGCGCGATCGATGCCGGCGATGAGCCTGCGCTGCCGCCTGGCTTCTGCTGGGACCTGGCTTGGCAGCACGCGGATGGGCCGCCCACGGCGCTTCTCTTGGAGGGTGAAGAGGTGGCCAGGATGGATCAGAGGATCACGGGCGGATGGTATGTGCTACTCGACCGCCAGAGGCCGGCTCCGCCTGGCAGCCCCTTCGCGCCCCTTGTTGTTCGCAACTGCAGCAGCTTCGAGCAGGGGCGGCGTGGCACGGTCATGTGGGTTTTGCGCCACGAGGCAAGAATTCGGGGCGACGTGGCGGCCAAGATTGCCTCCCGTCCACGCCACCTGGGGACAGGCCAGTGA